ATGGTTTAAACAGAATTGTTATTAGCCACACTAAGGGAGGCGAATTCCGTTTAACAGACGGCACAGCGTCACCACTAGACAAAGTATTTTCAGTAACAGGAACTTCAGCAACAACTAACTTGTATGCTGCACCAGCAGGTGATTTAGTATCCGACTTTGTTGCTACATTGTGGGAGCCACTACGCTTTACAGCAAGTTCATCAGCACCAACAAGTTTAACAGCTAACGACACGTTATGGTATAACAGCATTGTTGACGAAGTGGATATTATGATTCACAACGGTACAACATGGGTTGGTTACAAAGATGCTTCAAACCCACTAGTAATTGATCTAGGCGCTGGTATTAAACCAACTGACGTTAACGGACCAATTGTTGCAGCTACTGAACCAACAACACAAAGCGATGGCGAAACTGCACTAGCTAACGGCGATTTATGGATTGATACCAGTGACATTGAAAACTATCCACAACTTCACAAATACAACGGTGTATCATTGAAGTGGGAACTAGTTGACAATTCAGATCAAAGCACTGAAGATGGTATTGTGTTTGGTGATGCACGATATAATACAGCTGGAGCAAACAGCGATGAAGCTGGACTAATTACAGATTTGTTAGAATCCAACTACATTGACTTTGACGCACCAGATCCAGCATTATATCCACAGGGCATGTTGCTATGGAACTTACGTCGTTCAGGATTCAACGTTAAGAAATATGTACGTAACTATGTGGACGTAACTGCTCAAAATACACGTTATGATCCATCAAGCACTGGCGGCGAAACACAAACAGCTTACTATCCACATCGTTGGGTAAGCGAGGCTGGCAACCAAGAAAATGGTGCTGGAACATTTGGACGTAAGGCACAGCGTAAAGTTGTTGTACAAGCGTTACAAGCACTTGTTAACAGCAACCAAGAGATCCGTGAAGAAGAGCAAAGAGTGTTTAACTTAATTGCTTGCCCAGGATATCCAGAGTTAATTGGTGAAATGATTACACTAAACTACGATCGCGGTTTAACAGCGTTTGTTGTTGGTGATACACCAGCTCGCTTAACAAGCGATGCAACAAGTTTAAGTAACTGGGGTAACAACGCAGCACTAGCATTAGAAGACAATGATTTAGGCGCAGCAAGCTTCGACGAATACATGGCTATGTTCTATCCATGGGGTTTCACAAGCGACAATTTTGGTAACAACGTTGTTGTTCCACCAAGTCACATGATGTTACGCACTATTGCACTAAGCGATAACGTTTCGTATCCATGGTTTGCTCCAGCAGGTACACGTCGTGGTGGTATTACTAACGCTTCAGCAGTTGGTTATATTAACTCAGAAGGTGAGTTCACAGCAGTTGCATTGAATAACGGTCAACGTGATACATTGTATGATGTAAAAGTTAACCCAATTACATTCTTAACAGGTGTAGGTCTTGTAAACTACGGTCAGAAGACTCGTGCTAGAAATGCTAGCGCATTAGACAGAATCAACGTAGCACGTCTAGTAATTTACTTACGTAGACAGCTAAGTGTTCTAGCTAAGCCATACATTTTTGAACCAAACGATAAAATTACTCGTGATGAAATCAAAGGTGCTGTGGAGAGCTTGATGCTAGAATTGTTAGGTCAACGAGCTCTATATGACTACATTGTTGTATGTGACGAAAGTAACAATACACCAAGTAGAATTGATAGAAACGAATTGTATGTTGATGTGGCCATTGAACCGGTCAAAGCAGTTGAATTCATCTACATTCCATTACGCCTAAAGAACACTGGCGAAATAGCTGGTCTATAAGATGATAAATATCAATAACGGAGCATATTAAATATGGCAATCGCAACATTATCAAAATTCACAGTGCCGCTAGCATCAGATGCTAGCGCATCAGCACAAGGCTTGTTGATGCCAAAGCTCAAGTATCGCTTTAGAGTGATGTTTGAAAACTTTGGTGTTAGCACACCGACAACAGAACTTACAAAGCAAGTACAAAGTGCTGCTCGTCCTAACTTAGCATTTGCTAACCAAGTCATTGAAATCTACAACAGTAAGATCAATTACGCTGGTAAACCAACATGGCAAACAGTGTCTATTGTTTTACGTGATGATGTAACTGGTTCAGTAAGCAAACTAGTTGGTGAACAGCTACAAAAGCAGTTCGACTTCTTTGAACAAGCTTCAGCAGCTTCAGGCGTAGATTATAAATTTACTCTACGTATTGAAATGTTAGACGGCGGTAACGGTGCTAGCACCCCTACAGTACTAGAAACTTGGGAATGCTACGGTTGTTACGTAACAGCGGCAAACTATCAAAACTTAGCATACGGTGAACAAGGTCCATCAACAATTGACTTAACAATTCAACCAGATAACTGTATCCAAAGCCCACAAGGCACAGGTGTTGGTACTGCAATTGGTCGTACAGTAAACACACTTACAACTGGCGCAGGACGTTAATAAAAAGGCTGGAAACAGCCTTTTTTATTGATTGAAAGTAATATACGTAGTTAATTGTAATCTATAAATAAATGTATGGCAAGTAAAAACAACGGCTTTTTAGATCAGTTAGTAAATGGCATAAGCAATCCTAAAGGAAATCTTGGCTCATGGCAACATGCGGCTCGGACATTCCAAGACGACTATTTTAGACTAGCTCCTAAAAGCAAATTCCTGTACCATGTCTTCTTTGACATTAATACAAGTGCGCTGAAGTCACTTAACCTAAAATATCAGCATCAAACTGAAATTGGTCTTTTAGTTAAGAGCGCAGACTTGCCAAAATTTACATTAAAAACAGCTACACTAAATCAATACAACAGAAAAAAAGTTGTAACAATGGATCATGAACTAATGCCTTTAAACATTAAGTTCCACGATGATAGAGCGCACATTATTAATACAATGTGGCAAAATTATTATGCATACTACTTTTCAGATCCAAGTGCGGCAAAAACACCTGGAGCATACAGTCGTAATGCAATGAAAAGTTCTAATTACATTAGGACAACATACGGCTTAGACAACGGCAGTTCAATACCGTTCTTTAATAAGATTGTATTGTATCAGTTAAACAAACGTGAGTATGTAAGTTATACACTTATTAATCCAATAATTACATCTTTCTCACACGATACTGTTCAAAGTAGTGACCAAGGCAGTGCTGGATCAGAAAACAATATGACTGTGGCATACGAAGCAGTGGCCTACGATATTGGTTCAATTAGAGGCGGTCGTGTTAAAGGGTTTGCAGTTGATCACTATGACAAATCTCCAAGTCCATTATCAGCCGCTGGTGGCGGAACAGCAAGTATATTTGGTCCAGGCGGCGTCATTGACGGTGCAGCAGATGTGTTAGACAGTTTAGCAAGTGGGGAAGCATTTAGTAGCCCAGCTAACTTTTTATCAACTGCAATCACCGCAGTTAACACATATCAAAACACTAAGAGTTTAACTAATGCTGGCATACAACAAGAAGGCAGAAATCTAATTATTGGCGGGTCTATTGCAGTTGCAGCCGCCGGATTGAGCGGACTTAAGAATATAGTGTTCCCGTCAAATACAGGTGGCGGCACTACTACGCAAGCAAACCAAGTGGATTTTAATTAAATGTCTAGTAACTTACCCATTGTAGAAACAGGTTCTGATGTACGAGAAGTAAGAGACTTCTTTGATAAGTTTTTCCTACATCAAATCACATTCCCTAGTAATCAAATTGATGCAGTATTAGGTTTCTTTTTAAAGCGCGGCTTCGATGAAGAAGCTGCACGTAGTACTGGAATTGTATTATTAAATCAAGCTAGAATTGACAACGTAAGTGTATTTGAATTAATTGATACACTAAAAGGCTTAACTGATGTTCAGTTAGCTAAAGTCGTTGCACAAGTTTTAAACTCATACAGAGAACAAACAAGCACACTTGGCTACAAGGTTATGTCTATCGTTGATACTTACGAAAGTCGTAACGTTGTTGTATGAGTCGATTCGCCCACGGCAAGTTTGTACCCAAACACCCTGAAAAATACATAGGGAATAAAACTCCTACATACCGCAGTAGTTGGGAATGGAGTTTTATGAATACGTGCGATACACACCCATCAATACAGCGATGGGCTAGCGAAGCTATTAGCATTCCATATCGTGATCCGTTGACTAATCGTCAAACAATCTATGTTCCAGATTTCTTTATACAATACGTGGATAAAACTGGTAAAATGTTTGTTGAACTGATTGAAGTAAAACCGTCAAATCAAGCTACTTTGGAAAGTGTAGGTAAAAGTAAATACAACCAAGCGCAGTTTGTTAAAAATCAAGCTAAATGGCAAGCAGCCCAAATTTGGTGTAAAAGGCAAGGAATTAAGTTTCGTGTACTAAGTGAAAAAGATTTATTCCACCAAGGCGGAGTTAAATAAGTACGTTATGACTAAGAAACTTGAAGAAATTTTAAACTTGCCTGAAAACAAGAAACTAGCTAAAGAAGAGAAACCTTCCAAGCCATCCGTTGAACCGTTCCTACGCAGTATGGACGAATTTGACAAAATCTCTGCTAGCCTCCCGCAAGTTAAGGGTTTGGGCGATGCAGCTGATGCTGAGTTTGATGCATTAGCGCAACGTGCTACAGATGCATATGATGACTTGATGGACTTAGGCATGAATGTAGAAGCACGTTATAGTAGCCGTATTTTTGAAGTTGCGGGCGGCATGCTAAAGAACGCAATTGATGCAAAAGCAGCTAAGATTGACAAGAAGCTTAAGATGATTGAGCTTCAACTTAAGAAACAAAAATTAGACCAAGATGCTAACCCAGAAGGTGAAGGATCCGTCGATATTCCAGGGAACGGGTACATTGTTACTGACCGCAATAGTTTGCTGGAAAAATTAAAGAATATGAAATAAATATACTATTACTGGAAGCATAACAAATGTCAACATTTATCGATTACCTCGCAGAAAGCGTTAAAACGTACGAGTTTAAAATTAAAATTGCTGGGAATTTAGACAGCGGATTTGCAAAATCTATGAAAGAAGCACTGTCAAAATATGACTGTGCTAGTGTGAGCAAAGGTCACAGATTACCTATTCAAGAAAGTCCATTAGATTTTCCAGCATTAAAGAATTCAGAAGTTACTATTTTTGATGTTGTTTGCCGATATCCTGCAACCCCACAAGTTATTACAGAATTTTTATCTGATGCATTAAAAATTAATAAAGGCGGAATCGTTGTCCGCACAGCAAATGAAGATGCCAACTTTGAAGCAAGCGCAGAAGCATTTGCAAAGATTGGAACTAAAGGTGAGGCACTATTGAATAAGCCTTACGAAGATGGTGAAAAGAAGGCAGATCAATTATCATTCTTAAAAGATTTATCTAAAGTTAGTCATAAAGGTGAACAATATAAAGGTGTTAATGATCAGCTACTTGCAAAATCAACACCCGAGGAAACTGCTCCTCAAAAGGACGACACACTTGGAACAACAAGTCCTATTGGCTCTCAAGCAATGAAATTTGTTGATCCATTTAAAGGACAAAAGAAATGAATTTTCAAAATTTAATTAATAGAATTGGCGATTTAGATAAGCCAGTTACACAGCTAAGAGAACAAGCTGACTTCAAATTCTCAACTGACATGGATCTTAATGCATTTAAGAAACTTTCTGGACTTAGTGAAAGTGAAGTTGCTGAATGTGGTGGTATGAGCCCTATGGGAATGATGAGCAACCCAAGTACACCTCCAGTAACTATGAACGTTAGCATTAATGCTAGCGGTACTGAAA